AACGAAAATAAATATTTATTACCACTATTTATAATTGCTTGTTTAACAAATTCATTATTATGACTACCATCATTATCTAAAATAATTAAATGATTTTTATATTTATTAAATATATTTGCTTCTAAGAATTCAACAAATCTTTCTTTAGTCATACCACCTTCTTTATAAAAAGTTGCACCTACGCATTTAGAATTAGAAATAGCACACAATAAAGTAAATTTTCTAAATACATAATTATCATCAGTTTTAACGACACATCTTTTACCCAAATAACATTTTGAATAAATTGGCAACAATGCAGGTTGTATAGATGTTTCATCTAAGCATATTATTTTATTTAATGAATATTTTGACACTTCTTTATAAAATGTTTTTAATTCTTTTTTAATGTTGGTCGGCTTTCCATATCTTTCCTTTGGGTAATGTTCATGTCTAGTTCTTTTTCTGGTTATATTATTATCTCTTATAACTTGTCCTAAATGTTGAGGTGTAATATCAAAATCTTTATATTTCTTTTTAATTATTTTATGCAATTCTTCCGTAGTTATTTGCTCATTTTCTTTTAATTTTTGTATGGCATATTTAACTTGTTCTTTAGTTATTTTGTAAGATTTTGGTTTTCTATTTAGTCTTTTAATTTCTTATAACTCTTCATATCTTTTAACCCATCTATATAAAGATTGTTTTGGACAATCAAAAATTTCACATACATCATCTAAACTAACTTGATTATTAAGATAATATTTAACTGCTGATAATTTATAATCCTCACTCTTATGTTTTGACATTTAATATATAAATATTTATATATTAAAAATTTTGTCTCATTTTAAATCTTCAAGGGTGTAAATATACAAATATTATTTTTTTTTTATTATTATGATATATGATGTCAGCAATATCTTCAGATATAAATTCTGATTTTACTATCTCAAATAGTAGTAATATGCCTCAAAAAGAAAACTTTCATAAAAATGATTCTAAAAGTTCTCAAGTATTATCAAAATTTAATCCAATTTTTGTAATAATTATATGAATTGTAAATGTATTATTATACATCAAATTCAGTTCAGCTAAAAAATAAATTTATAAAAAAAAAATATATGTATAAATTATTATAATTTTAAAAAATAAAATATTTCAATGTGTTAAAATGATAAAAATATAAGTTATATAAAAAATGTCACAATCATATAGTAATAGTTATGATGAAATAACAACTAGTGATAATAGCGATAGTACTGAAGAAACTGTTAATACAAAAGAAAAGAAAAAAAGACCATTAAAAACTGAAAAGATGGCTTTAAAAGATGCTGTTAAAACTGCTCAAGAACGTTCTTATTATTTAATAATAGATAAATTTTTCAAAAATTGTGATGAAAAAAATATTGAAAAAATGTGTAATATTATTTTAAAAAAGAAAAATGATGATACATTATCTTTAAGAACATTAAGTTGGTTTGTATCACAACAAAATGAAATATTATTAGATGAAGATAATAAAAAAGATATATTTAATGTAAAAATAATTTATAAAACAAGACTAGAAACATTTTCCAAAAAATATTTTGATCCATTTAGAAGAGGAAAAAGATTTGATTATTATTATAAAGATAATGAATGTATAGAAACAACATTATGCCAATTGATGTTTTTTAAATGGTTATTTGATTTTGATTTATTAAATTATATTGAAAAAAATTATGATACTTTAAAAAGTAAAATGCGTAATTGTCAAACTATTATAAAAAATCATAAAATAATTAAGAAAGAGAAGCAAAAAGAGAAAAAAAATATTACTAAAAAAACAATTGAATATGAAAAAAATATAATTAAAGATTTTGTTGAAAATGATACAAATGAATTAAAAATTACATTCTAATCACTGTCAGATAAAACAATAATTTTGTCACTCATTAAATTATTATCACTAGAACTATCTGAATTTTCTATACCAGATGATACTTCATTATCACCTTTACTAATAAAACTTTCTTCATCGTCATCATCACTTGTAATTGAATTAAAAACATTTTGTTCTTGATTATTATTTACATCAAATATTTCATTAACAGATAATTTTGTTTTTGTTGGTAAATTAATTTTTGAAATTATTGCACTTAGATTCATATTTAAATTAATAATACCAGAAACCATATCTAAAACAATATCAACAACTTCAACAATAACATCCATTTTATTTATTCCATCAAGAGATGTTATTTTATTTTTTGAATTATCATATATATCATAATTCTCATTTTTAAGTTCTAAATATTTTAAATCTTTTATATTACTATTAAAACTAAATTTTCCTTTCTTATTAATTTTTGCTAAATAAACTTTTAATAATTCAATTGCTTTATCTTCAATTGTATTAATCATAATTCTTAAATCATGATTATCAGAAACTTCAAATGTGATAGTTTTTGAATTTTTGTTCGATATTTTTAAATTATTTAATAATAAAAAAATTTGTGAGTATTTTTTATTTGTATCTTGATTCCATAAATCTAAAACTAAATTTTTGTTATTTTCAACTTTTTGTGTAATATTAACAATATTTAAATTTGTGTAATTCGATAAAGTATGGACTCTTGACATATAATTTTATATATTCTTTAAATTTATTTTTTTTAAACACAAAAAAAATAAATAAATAATTTAGTTTTTACGAGCATTTTTTACAGGCTTTTTAGATTTAACAGGTGATGGTTCAGGTGTTGGTTCTTTTTCTGGTTCTGAATCATCATTATCACTTTCTTCTTGTTCTTCTTGTTTTTCTTCTTGTTCTTCTTCTTGTTCTTCTTGTTCTTCTTCTTCTTGCTCTTTTTGTACTTCTTCAACTACTTTTTTAGTTTCTTTTTTAGTTGAAAATAAATTTTTGCTAAATAATTGTGAAGTTGGTTGAGATGAACTTGATTCAGCTTGTTTAGTGATACACATTTGGACACATTTAATACTAATACTACATTGTCTTTCTCCACTATTTTGCATCCATATTTTATAAAATTCAATAATAAATTGAGCATCACAATTCCATTTCAAATATTTTTCCATATCAGAAACTGTTTTAGTCTTTTCAGGCTCTTCATTATTTTCAACAAAAACTTGTGTATCAAGTTCAACATATTCTGTTTCTTTTACATTTGAATATTCTTTTGTTTTTGAAAATTCAACATTGATAAAATCATAAGCTTCAAAGATTTTCTTTTCTTCATCTACTTCACGTGTTTTAACAATTGGTTTATATGTTAATTTAGTACATTGTTTTTTTTCTTTCTTTTCATTCAATGTAGTAAGTACATTATTTTTATTTTTAAGATCATTAATTTCCTTTTTCATAAATTTATCAATTTCATTACATAGATTGAAAAATTCAGAAACTTCTTTATTTTTATTATCTTTTGTCAATTTAAATTTAATACGTGATTTACAATTCTTTTCATCACCATGTAATGTTTTATCATATGGGAAAATACCACCTTTTGACATAGTAAAAACTGGTGTGGCAACAAAAAATTTAGTTGCTTTTTTTTCTAAATTATCTTTAGTAATTTCTAAATCACCAAATAAATATCGTGGAAGACCACAATTTTGTTTTGAATTAGCAAGTGGCTTTAATGGAACAAATGTTAATCGTTTCAAATCAAAATTTGAGTAATCATCGTATGTAAGAATAGATGGCTGTTGTGGTGATTTAGTTTCAGATTCGCTATCACTGTTGTTATGAGCACTAGAAGCAGATTGTTTTGGCATTTTAATTTATTGATGAGTATTAAACCTTAGTCATTTAAATGTTTAAATTTCAATTTTTTTTATAATAAAATATAATTAATATACTAAATAAAAAAGGTTTAATAATATTATAAATGTTTTATTTTTTGGTAATGATTCAATTATTAATAAACAATGAAATTGCACTATTAAGTTCATTATTTTTAACAATAATTAGATTTAATGTTAGCACTATGGCAACAACATATTTTATGTTAACAATGTATTGTTATGGTTTTTTAGGTTTATTATATAATTTTTTTTGTTCTTGTTTTTTAATATTCGCTTATGAAATATATAATGAGAGAGAAAACTGTAAAAATTTAGTGTCAATTATAAATATGGTAATTGGTAAAAATAATAAATATAAATTGTTTAAAACAAATAAAAAAAAAATTAATGATTGTATTGATTTTGTTGAAAATAAAATGTATGATATTATGATTAAATTTAAGAATTATACAAGAGAAATTAAATATTTTAAAAAAATATATGACTTATATGAAAATATTTTTTGTTTTGACTACAAATGTATTAAAAAAAATAATATAGAAGTAATTAATAATACAGAAGTAATTAATAATATTAAGGAAAATATGACAGAAAATGAAAAAAATGAAATTGATGAAATTAATAAATTTATGAATAATATGACAGATGATGATAAAAAAAAAATTAGTGAAATAAGTCAAGCTTTATTTTCTTCTTTTGAATTATAATTATAATTTTATTTATTAGAAATAATAAATAATTTAGTATATTATGATTGAAGAAGCAACATCCGAATTTTTATTTAAATGCATAAGAAATCATGATTGGGAAAAATTAAAAAATACAATAAATAAATATGAAACATTGAATCTAAATACGATTGATAGTAATCAAAATAATTTAATTATGTATGCTGTCAAATATAATAAACCAGATATAGTAAAATTATTAATAGAGAAAAAATGTAATTATGATGTTGTTGATTATTTTAATAGATCAATTTTATATGAAGCAATAATATCAGATTATTATGATATTATAAAAGTATTATTGGATTATTCTTTAGAAAATATTGGTTTTAATATAGTTGATATAAAAGATAATAATGGTCAAATTGCTTTACATTATGCTATAAAAAATAATAAATTAGAAATTGTTAGATTATTAATAAAACATGGTTCAAATGTGAATGCTTATAATAATGATGGTTATAATTCTTTACATTTAGCAATAAGAAAAAAAAATTTAGATATTGTTAAACTTATATTAGAAAATAATATTTATATTAATGCAAAAACAGATAAAGGTGATACAGCATTACATATGTCATTAAATTATCAAACTAATGATATTACACATTTATTATTAAAAAATAAAGCAGATGTTAATATATGTGATGATAGTAATTATTATTCACCATTACATTATGCTGTTGCTTGGAATAACTATAAAATAATTGATGATTTATTTGAATATGGAGCAGAACCAAATATACAAGATAGTATGGGAAATACTCCAATAATGTGGTGTATTAAACAAAATGAAATTGAAAGTTTTAATAAATTAATTAATAATAATAAAAAAGAAATAAATAGTAATATAACAGATGTTTATGGTTCAACACCATTACACATTGTATTTGAAAAATATGATTTATCAAAAAATTATCTTGTTGAAAAATTATTAGAAAAAACAGATATTAGTATTTTTGATAATAATGGAAATACTGTTCTACATTATTTATGTGAAAATGATTTATGGGAAAAATATATTGATATATTAAAAACTAAAAAACTAAATATTTTTATTTTTAATGGTGAAAATAAAATTCCATATGATTATGTTAGTAATGAAAAAAAAAATAATTTTATTGACCTTATTGTTGAAGCATATATATATAGATTACAAAACGTAAAAAAAAATTGGAATGATACAATAGATATAGAATGTATTAATAAAAATATAGAATGTAAAAAAAAAATAAAAAAGAAAATTCTTAATAATATTGAACTTTTTAAAATTAACCAATTAAATTCATGTGTTAAATCATATCCAAGTGATATAAAAGAATGTATTGAAGTAGAAAAAGGTGAAGAAATTGATTTTTGTACTTTTACAGGAACTTTATTAGATATATTAATTGGAGTTATATTTTTATTAAAAAAACATACAAATGTTTGTTCTATTATTAATACAAAAAATGACATTAAAAATGATAAATTATTTGATTTTTATAAAGAAAGAGGAATGGTTATAACAGATAATTATGAATTTATTAATTTTGAATTAGTATGGATTGAAAATAAATTATTAATTATTGAAAATTTTGTAAAATTATTTGAAAAAGCTATAACAAATTCTAAAAGATTTATTATTATTCCACTTGGTATTGAATTAAAATATTTATCTCATGCAAATTATTTAATTTATGATAAAAAATTAAAAGAATTAGAACGTTTTGAACCACATGGAAAATCATTATCATCAAATTATAATTATGATAATAAATATATGGATAATTTATTAGAAAAATATTTTAAAAATATTGATGAAAATATTATTTATATAAGGCCACAAGATTTTTTACCTAAAATAAGTTTTCAAATTTTAGATTCAATAGAACATAAAACTGTTAAATTAGGAGATCCAAAAGGTTTTTGTGCTTTATGGGCAATTTGGTATGTAGATTATAGATTAAAATATGAAGATATTGAAAGAGAAAAATTAATTAAAATATTAATAAATAGCATTAAAATACAAAAATTAAGTTATAAAAATATTATTAGAAATTATGCCAATAATATTATTTTATATAGAGATAAATTATTAAAAAGTGTTAATTTAACAATTAATGATTTTATGAATGATAATTTTAATAATAATACAATAATTAATTTAGCAAGTTTAATTAACAGAGAAATTATAAAATATAATATTTTATCTTAATTCTTCAAAATATTTTTTATCCCACATATCATAATATTTATTCACATATATCTCTTCATTTATTAATTTTTTTAATGCCTTTTTTACAAATTCTATTGTATAAGTAAAATTTCTGGAAACTTTATTTATTTCTTCATTTAAAAAAGAAAATTTTTGTATTTCAAAATTTTTTTTTATGTTTTTATAATTTATCTGAACAATATAAGAATTAAATTTAAAAATATTTGCTATCAATTTTAAATCATTATGTGTTAAAGATATTAACATATTTATTGTTTTGAATTGGTTATTTTCAGATATATTTAATATATATTGTTGTTGATAAGGCAAATCAACTAATGAATTCCCAATTGTCATTATATTTTCTGTTATTGGATT